ACATTGCTGACTTTAAATTTGAGAACATAACTGATACTGGTACAGAGGGAACTAAGGTTGCGTCTGGTACTACAGCTCAGCGTGGCTCTACTACAGGTCAATTAAGATTTAATACTACAACTGGATTAGCAGAATATTATACTGGAACAGCATTTAAAAGTATCGATAGTCCACCAACTGTAACTTCTATAAATCCTACAACAGCAAGTGCTTCTGGAGTTACTATTACTGTTACAGGAACAGGGTTTTCAACAACAGGAACAACACAAGTAAAAATAATTGGTACATCAGGAACAGAATTAGCAGGTACATCTGTTAGTGTTACAAATGAAACAACATTAACTTTTGTAACACCCTCTTTAACAGTTGCAGAAGAAGATTGGGATATTAAAGTTATAAATCCATCTGGTTTGTCTGGAATATTAGCAGATGCTTTAGATGCAGGAGCATCACCAGTATTCGCAACAAGTGCAGGTTCATTGGGTAGCTTACAACAAGGTGTAACAGATTTTTCAGGATTATCTTCAGCAGTAGCAACTGATGCAGATGGTCAAACAGTTACCCATACAATTTCAGCAGGGTCTTTACCTTCTGGTATGACTTTAAATTCTAATGGAACTTTTGCAGGAACATCTCCTTCATCAACAGGAACATCAACTTTTACAGTTTCAGCTACAGATGGATTAAATGTAACAACAAGAGAATTTTCAATTACAATAACTTTACCACAATATTTAACTGCAACAGGTGGAACAATAACAACTGATGGTGATTATAAAGTACATACTTTTACCTCATCATCAAATTTTGTAGTATCTGAACTTGGACAAAATAGCACTTACGGAAATAAAGTAGAATATTTAGTTGTAGGAGCAGGTGCAGGTGGAGGGGGTACTCATGGAGGTGGTGGTGGAGCAGGTGGTTATAGACATAACTCTGCTTACGACATGACAGTTACAGCACAATCTTATTCAATACAAGTAGGTGCAAAAGCAGGTTTTCAATCTAATGGTAGTTCAAGTTCTGCTTTTGGAATTTCATCAGCAGGTGGTGGAGTAGGTGGAACTGATAGCAATGGAACTGCAGGGGGTTCTGGAGGTGGAGGTTCATCTTATCCTAATTCATATTCTGGGGCATCTGGAAATACCCCATCAACAAATCCATCACAAGGTAACAGTGGTGGAAATGGTCAAACTGGTCAACCTAATTATGGTTCTGGTGGTGGAGGAGGTGCAAGTTCATCTGGTGGTAATGGTTCAACTTCGTCTGCAGGAGCAGGTGGAAATGGCTCATCAAATGATATTCATGGCTCATCAAGAATTTACTCAGCAGGTGGTGGTGGTCACGCACACAACAACGCAAGTGGAGCAGGTGGCTCAAGTAATGTAGGTGGTTCTGCACAATCTCTTACAGATGGTGGATGTAATGTTGCAACTAATTATGGTTCTGGTGGTGGTGGAAATCAAGGAAGTACAATTTCTGGACAATCAACAAGTGGTAACTCATCACAAGGTGTAGTTATAGTAAGGTATAAGTTTCAATAGGATAATTATGAGATATTGTAAATTAGGAATAAATGGGAAAATTTTAAATATTCTTGAAGTGGCAATAACAGATTGCCAAGATGCAGATGGAAATTTTAATAATACAATAGGTGTAGAATTTTTAGAAAATTTAACTGGGTGGTCTTTATGGACACCAGTAACAGAAAATAGTATTGGAAATGCAGAAGTAGGTGGAACATGGGATGATGTTAACAATGTTTTTGTTAGTATAAAACCTTATCCATCTTGGACATTTAATAATGCAACAGGAAAATGGGAAGCACCAACTGCAAATCCAGAACCTAACAATATTAATAACCCCTATGTTTGGAACGAAGAAAATCAAACATGGTCTCAAAAATAAATAGTATTTGGATTGTTGGTGGTGGTACAGCAGGAGCATCAGTAGCTTGTGTTTTAAAAAAAACATTCCCAGAAAAAGATATAAGAATTTTAGAAGGTAGAGATATTCCAACTGTAGGTGTTGGAGAAAGCACATTAAGCTCTATTAATAATTTTTTACAATTTTTAAATATTCAAGATAAAGATTTTATGAAGAAGTGTGATGCTTCTTATAAATTAAGTATTAGATTTGAAAATTGGTTAGATAAAAATAGTGGTAGTTTTCATTATCCTTTTGGAGAACCTTATTATGATGGAAAAATACATAATTATAATTATTGGTATTATAAAAAGTTTTTAAATCCAGAAACACCTAATACTGATTTTGCAGATTGTATGTTTCCACAAATGGAATTAATTAATCAAAATAAAGTTTGTGAAAAAAATAATGTGTTTCCTACTTGGAATTTTACACAAGATGTAGCTTATCATTTTGATGCTACTAAATTTGGAATTTTATTAAAAGAAAAATTCAGACAATTAGGTGGAAGAATACTTGTAGAAAATATTGTTAATATTCAAAAAAACGAAGATGGCAGTATAAAGCAATTAGATTTAGATACTAAAAATTCTGTAAAAGGAGATTTATATATAGATTGTACTGGTTTTAAATCTTTACTATTAGATAAAACATTAAAAGAACCATTTGAAAGTTACGAAGATATATTACCTAACAATTCAGCTTGGGCAACAAAACAGCCTTATAAAGATAAACAAAAAGAATTAGTAGGTTATACAAATTGTAAAGCTGTAGAAAATGGTTGGATTTGGAATATTCCTCTGTGGTCAAGAATGGGTACAGGTTATGTTTATTCAGATAAATATATTTCTGATGATGATGCTCTTAAACAATTCCAAAGTCATTTAGGAACAGAAGATTTAGAATTTAAAAAGTTAAAAATGAGAATTGGCATACATAAAAGACTATGGGTTAAAAATGTATGTGCTGTTGGTTTATCAGCAGGGTTTATAGAGCCTTTAGAAAGTAATGGTCTATTAACAATTCATCATTTTATACAAAATTTAATACCTATTTTAAAAAAAGAAATAGTTAATGAATTTGCAAAACAACATTACAACCTAGCTTGTAGAAGAATGTTCAAAGGTTTTGCTCAATTTGTATCAATGCACTACGCATTATCAAATAGAACAGATACAAAATATTGGAAAGATATTCAAAAAAGAAATTATAACATAGAAGAAAATTTTATTGAAGATAAGTCTGATTTTCAACTAGCTTACATTAATAAGATGGAAGAAAATTATTGGCATGTAAAAGGTGGGTTTCCTTGTATTGCAACTGGAATGAATTGGTTTCCTACTACATTTGAAACAATACAGTATGCTAATTTACAAGCTAATACTGATTACTGGAAAAAACAATGGTCTGGAATTTCAGAACATTTTGAACAAAGAAAAAATGAATTTAAAAAGTTGGTTAATTATTGTCCAACACTTTACGATTATTTAAACAAAAATATATATACAAAAAAGGAAATAAATAAATGACAAAAGCAAGAGATTTAGCAAATATAATATCAGGTGGTTTTGATGCTACTAAAGGTTTCTACACATAATGCCTAGAAAAAAAATTACACCAGGATCTGAATAATTATGAAAGTGTTGTTGACTATGATTATATGCAGCAACATACATTCAATGTGTTTAAATCCACAGCCTCTCTCTTACTATAACACTATGTACGATTGTCTAATGAGTGGTTATGAAGAGGCATCCAAAAAACAAATAGAAGTAGGTAAAGAAGACACTAAAAAATATGAGGTGTTTGTAAAGTTTTCTTGTACCTGGGAGAAAGTAAATGAAATCTAAAAGAAAAAAATCTACGAAGTCTAATATTGAAGACGCAAATGGTATAAGAATTTCTTACCATGAAAAAGTCTGCGCTGAAAGAATGAAGACTTTATTTAAAGCAATAGACGAAATGAAATCAGATATTAAAAGTTTGAAAGAAGATATGAATAGAGGAAAAGGAGCAGCCGCAATAATAATTTTAATTGGAGGCTTGATTGGCTCGATCTTCTACTTCTTTCAGAAATAGAAAAACCCGAGCTGTAGGTTTATCTAACGAATTATTAGCAGCTGCAGAGTTTGCTAAAGATCCAGACTTGATTGTGTTTGTACCAGTTGGCGGTACTGGTCCCATAGATATTTTAACTTTGAACACTAAGACAAAGGAGATCAATACTTATGATGTCAAGACACAAAACTTTCGTAGTAATGGTTGGAAGATTGCACGAGGTAGAACCGCTGAACAAAAGAGATTAGGTGTTAAAATACTTAATTTTGACCCGAAGAACATATAGAATTTTATGGAAGATATTAAAGAAAGAATTAAACAACACGAGGGGTTTAGGCGTTCTATCTATTCCGATAGCCTTGGTTTTGCTACAATTGGTTATGGTCATCTGGTACTGGATACCGATAACTTTGTTGAGGGTGTGGAGTATTCTAAAGAAGAGCTTGACGCTGTGTTTGATAAAGATTTTGAAATTGCTTTAAGCTCAGCTGATGAGCTGCTTGCAGATATAGATCCAAACGAAAAATTTACAACAATTAGAGGATTGATTTGCGAGATGTGCTTTCAACTTGGTAAGCCTCGAGTATCTAAATTTAAAAAGATGTGGGAGGGTATTAGAGCTGCAGATTACAATAAGGCTGCAGATGAAATGATTGATAGTGCCTGGCATAAACAAACTACTAAAAGATGTGAAGAGCTAGCTGGAATAATGAGGAGTTGTGCTGCATGATCCATCTATTAAAAATATTTAATAATCCCATAACTAAAATGGTTATGAATAAAGGCAGCGAGTATCTTAAACATCGTGCCGAGAAAGTTAAAACAATAAGAGCTGCTGAAATAGAGGCAGCTAAAGATGTAGATATAACTAGAATTAAAAGCCAGGATCAATCATACAAGGATGAGATCTTAATGCTGTGGTTGATCGGGATGCTCACTACGGGTTGGTTTCCATCAACTAGAGAAAACTTTAGAGAGTGGGTTTCTATTATAAATGATTTGCCAGACAGCGTATGGTATCTCGTAATTATTGTCTTTACAGCCAGTTTCGGATCCAGAGTTTCTGACAAGTTGATGAACAGAAAAAAGAAATAATGGCTCGTATAAAGTTTGATGTTAATAAGCTGCCACATGAGAGGATCCCTAAAAAGACTAGCATAGGGAGAAGACCCAAATTTTCTAGTATGAACAAACATAAAAAAAGATCATGGAAAGCTAAGAATAGAGGAGGGATGTAATGAAAGTTTCTGAGAACTCAGTTATTAGTCTTCCGATTAGAAACCTTTTAGCTTTGTGCGCAGCAATCGCAATGGGAATACTCGCTTACACAGAGATAACAGCCAGGCTAACTAGCCTAGAGACATCAAGAGAATTACACCAGGCAGATCTATTAAAGAAATCTGAGCAGCTGCCTACAGATCAAGAACAATTTATGCTGCTAGAACACATAGCATCTCAAGTAGAAAGTATCCAGAATGAGATGGAATTAATGAGAAATAATAATGTTAATATTAAATATGCTATGTCTGATATTGAAAAGATAAAAGAACAGCTCGAAGTTATCAAAGATAAAGTAAGAGCTAATGGGGGTCACTAATGGAACAAGTAGTTATAGCTTTACTTATGCTGGTTAATAATGAGATCTCTGAGGCTCGTATCCAGAAAGATCTTAGCAGCTGCCTCAAGGGGAAACGCCTGGCGATGAGACAACTTGAGAATAATTCAAGAGTTATTTTTTCTTGCGTGAAGACTAAGGCTGAGCTTGAAAAAAATATCGATGGCTCCTGGTCAATCAAAAAACTAATAATGGAATAATGATAGATAGATTTATATATAAATTTTTTGCTGCTTTAGACAGCTTATCCAATTTCTTATTTGGCTGGATGGAACCTAAGTATTGTGAGTGCAATATAAATACTGGTTCTAAAAGAATATGTAAAAGGTGTGGATGCCGAAGAAAAAAACATGGGTAAAGCCAACCACAATAGTTATTGATATTGGACCATGCAAATACTGTAAAAAGGATATGATTAATACTGAGAGCTTTGTAGCTTTCGCAGATAAGACTAAAGCTCATTATGAATGTATGAAAAAAGATGATGAGAAAAAGTCTGGTCTGGGTGGGAGGATTTGAACCTCCGATCCTCTGCTCCCAAAGCAGATGCGATACCAGGCTTCGCTACACCCAGACTTTTATTAAAACATGGGAGGATTATCAGAGGATAAACGATATATCAATCTGATATATGCCTTACAGAATATAGCTTTTTTATAGGCATTTATGTCAATCTTTTCTCTTCAACTTAAAGATGAAGTGGTATAAACACTAATCGGATTGGAGATTTGTTCGATAGGTTCGAATACTATCGACAACTGTTGGGGTTGTTAGCTTTTTTAAGTATCGGAGGGTTTTTCGGAGGGTTAATTAAACCCTCCCTTTTTTTTTGCGCGTTATTAAAATTTTGTAAATATTTTTTGTATTGTTCTTGAACCCATGGATCTCTTTCAAAGGTAGGTACATAAGCCATCTCAAGTGATAATTTAAACTCGAGATAGCTCATGGGTTGCGCCATTAATTAAGGAGCATCTTATCAATGGCAGCAATTCTTTGATCCTTATTGGTATCAAGATCTCTGTAGTACCATTTGTTAGGAGTGTTCATATTAGACCAGCCAAATCTTTGCATGATCTGCTTATCAGTTAGAGCTTGCTGATCTCTCAAGAAACTAAAGCTGAACTTTCTAAAAGGCGACATCCCGTTTTCCCAGGTAATGCCATTTCTCTTAGCAGCTCTTTTAATTCTTTTAGCAGCTGCTGCCTTAGTAATACCAAATAGCATTCTGTATCTACCATGCTTTTTAGGCAGCTGTTGTTTCATAAGATTTTGTAGCAACACAGATAAGCTCTTGGAGATCTCTACTTTTCTTTTTGAGCTAGCAGTTTTTAGGAAGTTTTCTCTAAAGTTATTCCATTTATCTAAGCTATGATTAGTATAGATAAGAGCTGGATTAGATTTAAGATCCAGGTCTGAGTATGTTAAACCTAGCAGCTCATTTAATCTCATGCCAGTTTCTGCAGCAGTATGAAATAAAACTCTGTTAAATAGGTTCTCTTCACTATTAACAATCTTAACAATATCAGAATACTTAGGCATCCATTTTGCTTTAGTATTCTCATCCTGGAAAAAGTTTTTATTAAATTTAAAGTTTAAGATTGTAGGATCTAAGATCCATTTTCTGCTTAAACAATATTTAACAAAACATTTAAACTGAGCCACACTCTCTTTGATAACTTTCTTACCTAGCTTTTTGGTAGATCTTACAACTTCTGACTTACCACCAGGCAAATTCTTAACTCTCATCCCGTAAGAGCTTATAAGAGCTGGTATATAGCTATCGTTAAAATCATAGAGGGTATAGTCGGATAAGAGCTTTTTGTTAATGTGCGGGTGGATATGGTGGTTTATTATTCCACAAATTAGCAATCTGCTCTCATAAGTCTTCAATTCATCCTTTAAGACATCTTCTTTGTAGGCAGCTATAGCAGCATCAAAAGTGATCTCAGCTGGCATAGCTATATGGCTCTCCATATTTCTTAAACTATCAGCATAGATATTAGCTTGTCTCTTTTGGTTCAGCTCATAGGTAGCTTTAACTTTTTTCTTACCATCTACCTCAACAAAAACGATATACTTCTTACCTCCAGATCTAGCTTTTTTCTCAATCCAAACTTTCATTAAACAATACCTCCTAAAGTTTTAGGATTAGCAAATACATCTCTGTAAGTAGGGTAGCTCACTACCATAAGAAAACCTGGATCTGTAGTTTTCTCAATCTTAACTTTCCTAACTTGACCCGCAGCCTCAGCATAATCTTTGATAAACATTTTATGTGCAGCTGGGATAGTTTCTCCTTGGAAAGTTTTTTGTCTTCCAGGTAATTTATAAGTGCATATATACATTAAGCAGCTCCTTTAAGTTTTTCGATTGCTGGATTTTTTATATGTTGGTAATCCAAATAGTCTGAACACCAATTATAAAAATCATAATCATTATCACTAAGAACTTCTGCAGCTCCTGGCGTTTCCGCCAGGAACTCTTTATACTTAGCTCTAACTTCTTTCTCAGTTAGTTGCGCCATTTAAGCAGCCTCCAATGTTAAAGGTTTAACGAATTTTTTGTGGTCATCAAAACTGACATCACAAAGTAAAGATCCATATTTTTCTCCAGCATACAAAACTAATCTT